AGAAAGGATGATGGGCATATCTTCGTCGATGAAAGTGTGTTCGTATTCCACATCCAGCCCTGAAACCGTGGGGCTTGGACTGGTTCTGTAGAGGGTAATTTTGGTTTCCAATATCTTCCCCGGCCCGGCCTGGATATCTCCCGACCCAAGGGAAACGGGCTGACTGAAAGATGCGGCATCCACTTCCGCCTGCGTTTCACCCGACCGGAACTGGATCTCCGCGCGGCCGCCTTGAGACACGTCGCCGGACAGACTGAAACGCGACGGTTTCACGGTCTTCTCAAACGTATCCCGCAGGCGAAGGTAGCCCGACGGCGGAACGATCGGCTGACCACGCAGTTTGAAATAGTCAAAATTTATCTTCGCGGAGTTCATCCAGGTTGAATGGCCTATATCGAGGAACATGCTTCCCGTGAGGGTCCGGACGGGAGGCGATTCCGTCGTCACAAAAATAACCTGGGAAGGATCATCGTTGCGGTAAGCCTTCATGATGGCTCCGCCGGATGGGCCCCTGGCCACTGAAAAGGTCACAGGGATATTGGTGCAAGGCGGCGATCCGATATGAAAGCCGACGGGAAAGATGAAATTCGACCACTGACCGCTGGTATCGAACATCTTTTTCTGTCCCGTTGCATCGACGATGATTGGCATTATCAGCCCGATCCCACTGCCGGGATTGAACGCGAATACAAGTTCCAACAGCAACTTGTTATTGAAATTAGTGTTCGTGATGGGTGGGTTTTCTATGTCACCCTGAAGGATATGGAATCCCCATTCATTTTGCAGGGAAGATGAGTTGCCCGAACCGAGACTTTCCCAAAAGAAGCGGGTTTCGCATTCAAAACCAGCACGCGGAGAATTGAAGACCACTTCCATCCTCTTCTGTCCACTGGCTGAAAGATAGTCGAACTGAAAAAGCCCGCCCGATTCAGCGGGGATGTATCCATAGTCCCCTATGTCTGCGGAATGCAGCCAGAGAGGGTTCAAGACACCGTCCTCAAAGTCGTCTATCAGGTCCAGAGGGACGACGCTGTCAGCGATCTTGATCGCGTTTTGTGACGTGTCGATGCGGAAGTTCTCGACGGCCCTTTGCCAATCGGCGGCGGTCTTGTATGAAAGGCGGATCATCGTCAAATCTCCTGAAGGTCAAGCTCGGTTTTGAACCCCATGAGGTCATGGGCGATGCCGAGTATTCGTGCGTCGAATGCCTGACCGATTCGGCGCGGCAGGGCGATGTTCAAAGTCACTCTGTCGCCCAGTTCCACCTCCGGCATGAAGCGAGCCACCACCGTAGCCCGGCGCTTTGGCTCTTTGTAGCGGCGAAAATAGCGCTTGGCCATGCCCGTGGCCAAATCCACGTCGCCCTGGAACATCAGGCTGCCCCCACCAATGGACAAGACTTTCGTCCGGAACCTGTCAATCGATGTGGGTGCCGGATCGCTTTCAGTTGTTGAATCCGCCTCTGCCGCAAACGAGCCGAAATTGGCGCGGATCCTGTTATAGAGCCGTTCCCAGCCGGGCGAAAAGGAGCGTAATTCAAGGACGTTGGATTCATCCAAGGTCACAGCGGCCGCCGTAGGTGAAGCTTTGTTGCGGAAAAAGAATTTGCCTTCGCCGTTTACACCGATTTCGAAGTCGGCGATCTGCGCCAACTCTTTCAACACGTCGATAATGTTTCGAACGCCGACGTTCGTCACGGAAAGGAGCACTATATTCGTGCTGTAATTGACGAGGCTTTCTCGGAACAGAGGGGATGTCGCGTTGGCGGCGTTCAGGATGATGACCATAACGAGTTCGTCGGGCAACCATCCCTGTGCGCGGGCGTATTCGTCCGAAGTGATTTCATCGCCGGGGCCGATAGACTGGTAATAAGAGAACCCGCTCATGCTGGGAGCGGCATGGGCCGTGAAGCGCCTGACCGATCCTCCGTTGGTATCGAACTGCGCTTTCCAACTGTCCCAGAAGATGGGACTTGTCCCCGGATCGAGCAGATTAGAGGCGGCCAGTGCCGGTAGAAGCAGGCGGCGCACCGACGTGAAGTCGGGAGCGCCCGATCCCTGAATCTGTATTTTAAACTTGAGATATCGCCTCGGCGTCGTATTGGAAAACGAACCCAGGTTTCCGCCGTTGGCCACCGATTGATCAGCGTCGTACGTGTAACCGTCGTTACTGAAGGTATATCGGAAGGAAACGTCCGGCGTGTTGCCGAACATCTCCGCGAAGAATGTCCCCAGCGTGTTGATCAGTGAAAATGAAATGACGTTCGGCAGGTGAACACCGTAATCGATGGTTTTCTCCCACGTTCCGACCGGGACACCCACGTCTCCGTTCAGCCGGAGGTAGTCTATTTCCGCCTGAATGCCGGAGATAGAAAAGGCCTTGATGTAAAACCCGTCCACGCTGCCGGAAATGGAACCCATATTTCCCGAAGCCCTCTCGGAACCGTCCACATAAAATCTCCACGTATTAGTTGTGTCGTCCAATTCCAGTTTATAGTTGTGCGGCGCAGAGGAATCTTGGGACAACGTGACAGTTGACGCCCCCATGATCTGGATTTGGCTCGTGTTGATGAACGTCGCCTTGACACCCCGGCCCGATCCCACGAAAAAGCTCGACGCGTCGAACTGGCCGTTCAGTTGGGCGAACCTCACCCGCCAATACAGGCTGCGCTTCATGCCGGATGGCGCATTGATGTTGGTGTATATCCAGCTACCCGTGCCAGGTATCCCGATGGACAGGACTCCGTTGTTCACGCTCTTGTTGACGGTCGTTGTTTCGCTTTCGCTCCATCCCGGCTCCGTGTTGGGCATCCTATCGCCCTCATACCGCATCGGCCAAGCCACAATCATGGAGTCGGTGACCCGCGTGAAATTGATGCCGGACGCCGTTCCTCCCTGCCACTTGGCCTGGGTATCGAAAGGGTTGAGCGTGATCGCCCCATCGCCCGACGGTGGAGATGGTTCCGAGACCACAGAGGCCTGCCGGAGTTCGTAAAGGTTGAAGTCAGACTCCAGCGTATGCAGAACTTCGGCGGAGAACGTGGGATCTATGAACGTGACAGGTTCGATGACGTCTACGGGAACCTGCGGCACCAGGGTCAACAAGTCTTGAACCATGGTGTGAATCTGCTGGTTAGTCTTCCACCGGATATAATCCACGCGAACCTCTTGTCCCGCCCCTGGCTGAGAAGCGACGAAGGTTATTTTCGCGGGCTTGGCGAACTCATTCAACTGTGAAACTGAGTAGACTTTTCCCGGCCTCTGCCGGATGCCCCCGACTCGGACTTCCTTGATGATCCCGACAGCGTTCTGCGTGGTGAAGAAATCTGCGGTGACACCGTTCCCGATGCCGATGAGTTCGTTCGGCACGAGGATTCCCGCGCCCTCGGCGGTCTGTGTTCTCAGAAAAGCGTCCATGCTTTCCAACGTAATCTGGAGGGTAGGCGTCTTTGAATCTTCCATGATGTCCTCTATGACGCCCGTGAATGTCGGAAATATTTCATCCGTAGAACCGGGCTTAAGTCCAAGATGAATCCGAATCTTCGAGCGATACCGGAGAAATCCCGAAAAACGAGTGGAGCCATCGTCCCAAATCCGTGTCTCGTTGTTGATTTCGATCCGGATGTTGGAGGCTTTGAACTCGTTCAGGTCGTCTGTGTCCAACTTCCACGACAGGCGATCCAGTCGGATAATTTCCGCTGTAATATTCGTGGGAGTCGTTTCCCATCCGCTTCCGTTGGACAGTCGGCGATAAAGCTCCGCCTTCCGCACAGGGCGAATCTCGCTTGATGTCTGCATACTCTTATAAGCCGCCGACACGGACTTCATACCGACTCCCTGGCAAACCGTTTTTCGTTGGCGAGGATGGATTTCACCAATTCCGCACCTTCCGCCGCGCCGCTTCTTGTGACCTCGGCTATCTTTTGAACGAGCGTCCGCACCTGTTCATCGTTCGCTCCGTTGACCGTGAGATTGTTGGTCTGGTTGACGGTGAGTTGAACGCTTCCGCCGAGGTTTGCCGCGCGGGAAAGAGGGATGACCGCCTCCGGTCCCGCCTCACCCACAAGGCCCAGGGTAGGCTTGCGGACGATGCCACCTTCCTGAAACTTAATCATTGAACCCACGGTTCCGGCTATGATGCCGATGGCCCCGGCGGCTCCCAGTCCGGCCGCTGTGCTTCCCATGACGCCTTGGGAGGCGGCTCTGGCGACGGCGGCCTCCACCTGAATACGGACGAACGTCTCAATCGCCGTGCGGAGGATGGAACCGAGAACCTGCTTGAAAGCGTCTTCCAGGCTTTTCCCCTGCAGGATCATGTCGGCTACGGCGGCCGCTGATGAACTGGCGATGGCTTGGTTGACCTGCTTGGCCACCTCCCCGATGTCGCCATAGGCCTTCTTATGGGCCTCGGCGATCTTGAGCGCGGTTTCGATCTCCACGAGGACGCGGGCGTTGGCCAGTTCGTCTTTGAGCGCTTCCGTTTGTGCTGTCTTGGCGAACACTTCATCTATCGACCGAATCTTTTCTTCTCGCTCCTGCCGTATCCTCTCCATATCTGCCTCGAGGCTTTGGCCACCCAGTTCAAGGAGTTCGATCTCGACTTCCTTGATTTTGTCCCGGAAAGACTCTTCTGCCTGCATCTTTGCACGTGCTTCTTTTTCCGCCTCTTCCCGAACCTGTTGGGAAACGCCCGTCTTAATCCTGCCCTCGTCTTTGGCTATCTCGACACGTTGTTTGGAATATCGTTTGTCTATCTCGGCGGCTTGCGCTGCGGATTCTTCTTCAATAGCGACCATCTTCGCTGATGTTTGTTTTGCGATTTCAGGCAGTTGGCTGAAGTTCCCTGTGAACAAAGCCTTCGCTTCCTGTGCTATGGATTGAAAACCGACGAGTCCTCGTGCCGCGAAGTTGGCGACGACCGTTCCCAACACCTCGAAGAACTTCGCGCCTTGGGCGGCAAGGTCAAGGAACGTCCTGAAAACCGGCAAAACTCCCGCACCCACCTGTTCCTGGAAGTCGCCCAAAGAATTCTTCGTGCGAGCCAACTCGACGGCAAAGCCCTGCTCTTTTTCGGCGGCCCCTAAAAACTTGCTGCCGAGTGCGTCAATGATCTCTTGGGCGGAACTGGCGTCGCCTATGAATGCCCCGAACTCATTCTTGAGGGCGCGGACCCGTGACGCGTCGCCCTGGAGGACAGGACCCAGCAAGTCCATGATCATGTTCAGGTCTTTGCCGGAGGCCGAAGCCAAGCCGAAGGCCAGCCGAGTGGCCTGCATGGCCTGCCCGACGTCTCCCGTGACGCGAACCATCCGTCCGAGAGAATCGTAGGCCTGTGTATCGGAAAAGCGAGTCAATGACTGTTGCTCGTTGGCGAAAGCGACGATCTTGGCCTTTGACTGGTCGAAAGAGCCGCCCGTGGAATCCACCGCGAAGGCCAGCCGCCTCAACGCCTCTTCTTCCTCCAGAGCCGCATCCGCTGTTGATTTGAAAAAAGCCGTTATCCCAGCGACGGTGGCGAACCCAAGCAGTTGATTTACGAGCTGATGGCTCGCCTGCTCCAGCGCAGAGATAGAATCTTTGGCCTGCTTGGCTTTATCCGGCAGTTTGGTGAGCCCTTCGTCCGCCTTTTTGGAGGCGGCCACCATCCCCTCTGCGAAACGGTCGGACTTCTGCGCCGCCTCCACCATGAGTTGAGACAACTGCTGGATGGAAGGTGACGCCTTATCGACGGCCTCAAACAGGATTTCGAAACCGGGCATGGGCTATGTCCCCAATGAGAAGTTCACGATCTCCACGAATAGGCTCGTGGAGAGTTGGTAATCGGAAAGGAGCATGTCCACACACACGGCCTCATCTTCCTCAGTGGCCGATAATCTCGGCTGTATGACACCGGAGAGAAGGATCCGCCGCAAGCGCGAGAGGTTCGGACTGCTCACCAGCGCCTTGATCTTATTGGACAGGACGTCTTTCCCCTGCCGAGCCAGTTCCCACAGATCATCCGACTCGTCTGCCAAAAGTAGAAGCGGAACCTTTCGGACGCGAAAAGCCAAATCTCCGACCTGAACTGTGCGCTCTTTCTTAAGCCTCTCCTTGAGGTCTTTAGCGGCTACGGGTTCCATGATCAGTAAGACGGAACCGCGTTAGTAAGCACGGCTTGAAGGCTGTGCCCGGCGGAGGCTTTGTATTCCGCGTTGAACGTCACCGCCGCACCAAGCAGATCCTCGATGGCTCCGAAGGGATATGCGGAATAACGCACTTCCGGCAGGGAGAACTTGACCTCGTTTTTGAATGTGTCCTCGATGATGTCGCCCGTGAGGTCGATCTCCAGAGCGGCCGCGCCAGCGTCCAGAAACTTCTGGCGCTGGGCTTCGCTCTCGAAGTAAATCTCGAAGCCACCATCGATGATGAACTTACCGGGGCTCACGATGTCCTTCACGTCGCGGGTGAGGTTCAGCGTCCTCTGCGCGACAGAACCGTTGTCCACGTTGAGCGACCAGCTTTTGACGTTCACGTCGCTCACGCCGTCGATCTTGAAGTCCGTCTGAAAGAACATCAATGGTTTCGGCGCTTGGTAGGTCGGTGTAAAGGAAGTCGAAGGTTCCTCGGTTTTGAACAATACATCCGCCGACACCTGACCTTTACCGTCAACGGCCCCGCTGAAGGCCAGTTTTTTGAGCACCGTCAGGGGATAACGCTTCACGGAAATGCCTCGATCCACAAAAAACGTGAAGGAAGGCATCTGCAATCCGTTCAAGCGGCTGAAAGTGTGACGATAAACCGTGGGCGAATTGGTGGCGTCCGGCTGTGCTGTGGATACGGAGCCCAGGCAACCTAAAAGAAGGTCACCGATCGTGGCGGCCTCCAGATCGATGGCGGCCAATGAACCCTTCCCTTCCTTGATCCCTGCGGATGACGGGAACCGCTCCTTGAGCCCGCGCAACTTCTCGTCCGGAATAAGGGCTGTGTTGTAGGTCATCTCGCTTTCAGCGCCCACTGCCAGATATTTGGCGGGAGCAGACTCCGAGACGCCTCGGCTCAATTCTTTTTTGAATCCGAACTTCTTTTGTTCAGTGGCAAATGGCATTTGAATTACCTCCTCATTTTCTGCTGCTGGTTTCGACCGTGAACGTGAGCGCGGCGGCAGTCATGTCCGCGTGGATCGTGGCCACGAAGCTGTCCTCCGGCGGCTCCCATTCGATGGTCTTTAACGTCGAAAAAAGAACCTGGCCGTTAGGCAGAGCCAGACCGCCCAGGTCGACGTTGTCGATTAAAAGTTCAGCGATCTTCTGCGTCTCCACCGTCTTGCCCCGGACGATTTCCTCGTTCGGGCCGAAAAGCTTCACGAACACGATGCGGTAGTTGTAGGCGATCCTGTAAGTCTGCCCGGTCGTGATGCGCTCGAGGTTCGTCGATGGAGACGGCTTCACGAATACAGCGGGGACATTGTCGCCCGGGTTCTCCAAAGCCGGAAAGAACTCCAGAGCGCCGATAGTGACCACCTTCAGGCCCATGGGACCCGCTAGGTTTTGCTCGATAAGATCAATGATGCGCTCGGCAATCAGAGTTTCATGCAGTCGCGGGGCAGGCATCAGGCTTCACCTCCCTGGAATAACGCATTCAACCGTTGTGAAAAAATGAGCAAAACCCTTGGGGCCGCAGCTTCCGCAGCGGGGGTCAGGTAAGGCTGTGCCCTGAATCCCCTGCGCTTGATAGCGCGGCCGACCACGTAGGCTTTTCGCTCGTCACCCAGTTTCCGTCGTGCCCAAAGCCGCAGTTCCGCCAGAGGCGGAAACCATCCTGTAGCACGGCCCGATTCCACAACCGAGGCATAAGGCTGGCCAGATCCCACCTCTCCTACAATGCGATCCCCTTCCTCTTTCACGCTCTGGACGATGGACACCCGAAGGTATCCACGGAACACCGGGGCGTTGACCTTCGCCAAACTTTGAATTTGAATCAGGGAATCGCGCATGGCCCCGATCAGAGTGACCCGCAACCTTTGAGAAAGCTGTCCGAGCAATTTCCGCGTTTCTTCCGCGCCACGAATGGTGATGCGTATCATTTCTTCTCCTCCAAAATGGCTTCCATGTGATGATTGAAAATGTTCTTCACTTCGGTCACGATGTACGCCTTGCCGTCGGCATCGTTGACCACTTCGTAGTTTTCCGCTATCTCCGTGGCGTTCAAGAAGAGACGGAAGCCTTTGCGCGGCACCTGTCCCAACGTGTTCCGCTGAATGGCAGTGCTCGCGGGATTGAACCGTGCTTTGACACCCGTGGCGACGGTCTGGAACTCAAACACCGGCCTCCGGCTGGACGGGACCATGCTCTGGACAGGCTTGCGAATCGTGATCCTGTCCGGCAGAAGCCTGTTTGGGATGCTCCGGCTCATATCAACGAGACCCCGAACCTTTTGCCGACGCTTTCCCATGCGTGGTCCAACTCATCGTTCAATTTCTTGAAACTCCGGTTCTGACTGAAATCGCCCAAACTCTCGTTGTCCACCAACGGGCCGTTCCTGGCCGACAGAGCCGTCTTGGCCGCAATCAGCGTGGCCAGTTTCTGGACAGTCGCCGGCACCTTCGTTTTGCCACAGGTACCTGTAACGGCGACGTTTTGCGCGCCTTCGTCGAACACTCCACATTTCAAGGTCACCTTCCCCGTTTTTTTATTGACCGCATATTCCGACGGTGGAATTACGATGCCGTCCATTTCAACACTCGACACCTCGATCAATGGATAGGATTCCGTAAAGACGTAGTTCTCGCCTGATCCGTCGAGGTAATCGGTGAAAGCGGTGGGCCGGAACTGCATCCCGGTCTTCTTCTCGATTTCATCCATCGCCCACTCGATCCACTCGGGCAGGACTTCATCCTCTGCAATTTCGCCACCCGTGACTTGAGACACCAAGTCGGGGGTCGTATAGCGCAAAAGCAGCTCGGCGACGGTGGGTTGGGACAGGACAGCGACAAGGGCGCTCATGGCGATCCTCCGATGATCCGCGCATCGTAAGCTTTGAGCTTCTCATCAAAGAGTTGGGACAGTTCGGCCAGCGCATCTTCCTTCGCTTTGCGGATAGCCGCGATTTTCTCTTGAGATAGTTCGCAGACAGCAGCGAGATGCTCAACGGATGAGAGTGCCTCGTCGAACCGTCGCAGGTTATTTTTTAGATTTTGAACGTATCTCGCCCGCTTGGATTCGGCGGGTGTCAGGGGGCGAAGAGGAACACCACCAAAAACAAAAGCGTGAAGATGCTGGCCTTCACGTGATCCCTGAAGAACTGG